CCAATGGGCTATTAGTTATAGTATCACCATAAAAATAATAAAGCAACTGCTATTGTTTCTGGTCTTGCTATTACTTTGTATCTGCTCCAGAACAGCATTAGTGGGTTGCCTTGCAAACGAGCAAAACAATGACCGAAGTTATACAGACGGTAAGTATCATCGTGCCTAACTCAAACAGTTTCAATTTGGTTTTGTAAGACACTATGCTTCCTCTGCTAAACGTAGCCGAAGTCGCAAGTCGATAGTTTCGCCAACAGCATCGAAGTCTGTATTCTCAATTTCTTTACTTGCTACATATTCTTCATGAGAACGGACATTAACTTCAGTGCTTTTGTATGCTGGATTAGTTACAACCGAGACATCGAAAAGTTTTGCTTCTTTAATTGTCCTAATGTCTTCGCCATCTCTAGTTTCCCAGTCGTCTTTGATATTGTAAAAGCCAAAAGACATCGAAACTAAATCTCCCCTTCGCAACAATTCAACTACATCTTTGCCATCAGTTGTGTTTGGCGGGTCTATCTCAACTCTTAAACCATGGTCATCTTCCCACAAGTTCAAAGTGCCTGCACCTCGCCTACCTAGTATTTTGTTATCGTCATGGTTAAACAAGGCATGTACTTCGTCATTGTTTGCAAGTGATTCTGCAAACGCCCCACGCTGTATTAACTCCTTGAACCCACCAAGGTTTTCAGACATAGAATCAAAAACTGAAGCGTACCCAACAATCTTTGGTTTATCTGATTCAGTACCATCTTCACTTCGAGTATGTGCAAGATGTAAGTCATTACAAATCCTTACCTCTCGCTCTATTGTTTTTTTATCTGTGCTATTCATTTTCTTTGCTCCGTTTAATAACAATGTCCAAACTTGCTTCATCCACAAAACTATTAGCCCATGAATTGCAATTTTCTACACTACGTTTTTTAGATGCAGAGTTTTGTATTGCAGAACTACAAGTTTCAAGCAACACTTTTGCAACGTCTTGGGAATCAATGTTTGAATCTTTGCAAGATGCATCTATTATTTCTATTATTTTATCTCGTAACTGGTGGTCAGTTGTAATTAAAAACTCTTGCCATTCTTCATCAGTCATCTTATCGGCTTTTCTTGCGTAAGCGTTTCTAATTATTCCTACCGACCTTTTTACTGAATCATGCAACCACGCCCGTCCTTCACCAATACCTTGTACCTCATTTGCCAAGTTGCTGTCGATGAAGTTAAGTGGTTGGATGTAAGAATCGCCACCTTCGATTGGGTTAAGATTCTCTCTCTTGCGAATATCATTAACTGAAAGCCAACCAGATTCCCTTGCCATCCTGTAAGCATCAAATCTTTCTAATGTGTTACCCCTTAACAATTCTTCCGCTAAAAACTCAGCATACAATTTTTGTTCATCGTCACCAATTAACTTACGGTTTATTTCTTGCTCCCACCTTCTCATCCAAGGCATTAGTGTACTTTGCATGTAAGCAATTTGTTGTGACTCTATATTGCTAAAGGTTGCACGGCTCAAGTCACCAATCATGTGCGGTGGCACTCGGTATATTCGTGCTATGTCTTGAAGTGAGTATTGTCTTGATTCTAACCATTGAGAATCGGAGTGTGGGATTGATAACTGCTCCCACTTCATGCCTTCTTCTAAGATTGCAGTACGTCCTGTATTTTCTGAACCGGAATACATCCCTTGCCAACCTTCTCGAAGTCGCTTTGCTGCACCTTCAGATAACTTTGCGGGATGCGATAAGATACCAGATGGTCGGCTTGCATTGGAAAAGAATGTGCCACCACTTTTTTCCATGGCGGCACTTATGCCTATAGTTTCCCTAGCGTATTCAATTGGCGAGTAACCAAGCAAGCCATCATGCCCAAGACCTTTTATGTGGAAGATACGTTCGCTTGGATAATTTATCTGCCCTTGGTTTGAGTTGTAGACGTAGACAACCTTACCGTCTATTACTTTTATCTGCATATTTTCTGGGAGCAAAATCCAAAGTCCAATTACAGTACCAGAATTGTCACGTTCTATTTCCGCGTAGCCATTCCCATATAGTAAAACGTGGGCGGTCAGCACTTCTTTGAAAGTAAAAGGTGTCATCTCTGCATTGGGCTTCTTGCCCAACAGTTGGGCGACTGGGTGAGCATCAACACCTTCACGTGCCATGTCCGATATTTTAGAATAGACTTTTATTGGCAACGAAGCAACGTCTTCACTTATTACCCTCACACAGGCAAAGACGGCTGGTTGGTGCAATGCACTATCTGTTGTAACTTTTATTCCAGAAGAAGTTTGAGAACCTGAAAACACAGTCTGCCACCAAGTTGAATCTTTTAAGTTTCCTCTTACTTCTTCACTTGACCTTATCCAATTTATTATACCCATACTATAAAGTCTCCAGACCTCTGCCTTCGTAAACACTTGTGCTATCGCTATTGGATATTGCTCGACCTATTCCCATAATAGTTGCAACTATACCATCTATTCTTTCGTTACTTCTTTTCTTTGATGGCTTGATGTTGCCTGCTGGGTCATCTTCGGCAGAGCAAACACTTGCATTCCACTTAAGTACGGGGTGTCCATTGTGTCTAAATCTTTTTCCTATTATTGATGCTTCTAATTCTTTTGAAGGTGCAGACATATCTCTATACCCCTGACCATAGTACGCAACATTAAAACCTTCACTCTCTAAAGCAATCGCGGTTTGTGTAGCGTTCCATCTATCTATTGCTATCTCTTTAATATCGTATCTTTTACTTAATTCAAGTATCTTGTTTAGCACATAAGTATAGTCAACTACATCTCCTTCAGTACAAAAAATGTTTCCTTCATCTCGCCAATTTGGATACGGGACACCATCTCGCCTGTATCTCTTTTCTATGTTTGCCGATGGTATAAAGAAAAAAGGCAATACATCATACCCCTTTCCTTCTTCTTCAGTTCTTGGGAATACTAAAACCAATGCCGTCAAGTCAAGTGTTGAAGATAAGTCAAGACCTGCATAGCAAGTCCTGCCTTCAAGTTGTTCTTCGGCATATCTTTCTTCGCACTCGTCATAGGCATCCATTGATAACCAACGGCTCAATGCTTCGGTTGGTTGGTTCAAGTACAACCTTCGGAAAGCATTTGAATAACTGGGCAACGTTTTTGCCTTTGCACACTCTTGCTCATAAAACTCAACAGGTGTAGTTATACCAAGTGACGGATTAACTCTATGCCACACTTTTGGGTCATCCCATGCTTCGTCTTTCTTTGCACACCACAACGCAGGAAGAAAAGAAAGTTCTTCAACTACATTATCTCGTACTTGTTCTGCGTATTGATGCAATTCTTTCCACAATGTTGGCTCTGCTGTTCCTGCTGTAGTAATTGATATTGCCAAAGGTTGATTTCTTGCTCCTTGACTCGTAACCAACGCCTCAAACAAATCTCTAGCATCTGGTTTAGTCCAGACGTGCAACTCATCACAGATAACTGCACTAGCATTTAATCCATGAGCAGTTCGAGCATCAGAAGATAACGCCTTCATAGTTGAACCTGTGCTTTCTACAACAATGGCATTCCTGTAAACGGTACACATTCTGGAAAGGTATTCGTCTGCTTCAACAAATCTTTTAGCAATACCAAACACAATGCTTGCTTGGTCACGGTCAGCGGCTGCTGTATAAACTTCAGCACCTTCTTCTTTATCAGCAACCAAACAATACAAAGCAAGCCCCGCACAAAGATGGCTCTTGCCTGTCTTTCTGGGCAACTCAACCAATGAAGAACGATACCTTCTTGTACCATCAGGTCTAATCCAACCAAACATATTCGCCACAACACTTACTTGCCAAGCCGAAAGGTGAAAAGGTTTCCCCGCCCACTTTCCTTTGTCATGTTTTAAGAATAAAGAAAAGAAATCAACAGCCCTCGTTGCAACTTCAATTTCAAACTCACTATCACCGCACTGGTCGTAAGGGTTATAGTCAGGTAGCATTAAATCTACTTCAGTTTCTTTATCTGTCATCCC